CTTTAAATTTGCTGGCAGTTTACGCCGATTTTACCGCCAAATCCCTCTGAACGTAGATACGCCCGCTCAGGGACTGCGACTGCTTCTTGCCCAGAATCACGAATTCAAAAAGCCTTCCTCAATACAAGACTCGGATCCGAATAGCGGGCGAGGATGTTGAGGCATCGGCTATGCAATGGCATCTGGATCGCCACCTGAAGATGGTTCTGTAGTCCTGTTTGTGCCGGTAGTCAACCAATGCGTCCGGCATATGTTAAGCAGATGCATTCCATATGGAGACATGAACAGTGCTCATCTTTAAATTTGCTGGCAGTTTACGCCGATTTTACCGCCAAATCCCTCTGAACGTAGATACGCCCGCTCAGGGACTGCGACTGCTTCTTGCCCAGAATCAACGAATTCAAAAAAGCCTTCCTCAAATACAAGACTTCGGATCCGAATAGCGGGCGAGGATGTTGAGGCATCGGCTATGCAATGGCATCTGGATCGCCACCTGAAAGATGGTTCTGTAGTCCTGTTTGTGCCGGTAGTCGAAGGCGCTATCACTGCTGCTGCGGCGGCATGGATTGCGGTTGCTGTCAGTGTGGCTTCAATTGCGTACTCGGTATACATGTCCCGCAACATGAAAACTAAAACGTCAGCGGAAGCGGCTGAGACAAACACGCTAACGAATAACTCATTTACCAGTGCGGAAAACCGTGTCGGGCAAGGTCGCCCGGTGCCAATCCTCATCGGGGAAATGGAGGTCGGCTCGAACGTCATTTCTCTCGGTATTGACACTGTTAATACAGATAACTGGGATGAAATCATTGGTTGATGCTGATTATGCATACGGCAGATGATAAAATTAACAAGCCGAGAGATGTTCCACCATCTCTCCGGCTCTAACCAAATAACCTATTACCGAGGTCATTATGGCTGAAGTCAGTTTACACGATTTATTTGTTTACGACGAAACATCACCAAGTCATTTGAGATGGAAATAACTGCCAATACATCAACAGCAAGAGCCGGTAGTGTGGCCGGGAAGATTAAGCCATATGGCTCAAACAAATACTGGTCCATAAGATATAAAAATAAGCAGTACAAAGCACACCGAGTAGTCTGGGAGCTTGTCACCGGGAATCTCTTAAAGTCTGTTGACGTAATAGACCATATTGATGGGAATGGCTTAAATAATTCCATAATGAATTTGCGTGTGGTCGACAAGGCTTTAAATAGCAGAAATAGCCGAAGGAGAGGAGTGCCTAGCTCAGTTGGGCTTCCTTCCGGCTTATGCATGCACGCTAACGGGCTTAGCATAAGGGCCAGAGTGAATGATTTAGAAGGGAAAAGAATATCAAAGTCTTTCTCTATAAGAAAAAACGGACTGGAGAATGCGATAAAACAAGCAGTTTTCTGGCGAGATGAAAGCATACGGGCGCTAAATGAATTAGGTGCCGGATATACCGATAGGCACAGTAAATAAAATACAAGGTCAGCAGAAGCTGGCCTTTTTTATTGGGGGTAGCAATGAGTTCAGGCGGTGGCAAGGCATCTACGCCTAGATTGTTAGATGATAACCTGCGTTCAAAACAATATTACCGCGTACTTGATTTGATATCAGAGGGGCCAATAGCCGGGCCCGTTGACCAGGAACACCTGTCGTCTTTCAAGCTCAACAAGACCCCGGTAACAGACGCGACAGGCAGCGTAAGCGTAAATGGCGTAAGCGTAGCCTGGCGCCCGGGGTCTGAAACGCAATCACCCATTAACGGCTTCGCTGCTATTGAAGCAACAACTATCGTGAACACCGAAGTAACCTATGACACGCCGCTGGTACGCACCATAACCGATCAGGACGTTACCAGGGTGCGGTTCAACGTTGGTGTGACCGGTCTGGTTGAGCAGGACACTAAAGGCAATCAGAATAACACTTCCGTCACTATGGTGCTGGAGAGTAGAACTGGTGCTTCAGGCTGGGTTATTGAAAAGACCGTGACTATCACTGGAAAGATATCAGGCGAGTATCTTGAGGCCCATCTGATTGATGCTCCGAATATCAAGCCGTTTGATATTCGCGTTCGCCGCATTACACCCGACAGCAGCAGCGATTTGCTGTCCAACGGTACTATCTGGAATAGCTACAGTGAAATCACCGACGACAACCTTAGCTATCCGTTCTCCGCTATTGCGGGTGCAGTTATTGACCGTGACCAGTACACCGACACCCCTAGTCGCACATACCATCTTCGCGGCCTGATTGTGGACGTTCCTGACAACTACGATCCGATTGCCAGAACTTACTCAGGGCTATGGACTGGCGGATTCAAAAAAGCGTGGACTAACAACCCGGCGTGGCTGTTCCGTGAACTGGCGAGGAATACCCGTTTTGGCCTGGCGAAACGTGCAGGTTATATCGATATAGATGACGGTGCGCTGTACGTCCTCTCACAGTATTGCGATCAGCTTGTTAACGATGGCTACGGCGGGCAGGAGCCAAGGATGACGCTGAATGCCTATATTACCGAGCAGGTGAGTGCGCGTGATATTATCGACAAGATAGCGAGCATGTTTCGCGGTATAGCACTGTGGGACGGGATGCGACTGTCTGTCATGCTGGATGCGCCACAGGACCCGATTGCGACAATCACGAATGCTAACGTGGTTGATGGCGAGTTCAAGCGTAGCTCCGTGAAGCGTTCAGAGAAATACAATGCCGTTGTTGTGTCATGGACTGATCCGGATATGGTTGGGAGCAGGTAAAAGAATACGTATCCGACGATGAGATGATCGCTCGCGGAAACTACAACGAAACAACAATTGAAGCATTCGGTTGCACGTCTCGCGGTCAGGCATGGCGCGCTGGGAAATGGCTTCTTGAAACGGCGAAACGGGAAAGCAGCAGACTGTCTTTCCAGATGGCGCGCGATGCTATCCACTTCACGCCGGGTGATATCGTTGAAATCATGGATAACAACTATGCTGGTGCGCGTCTTGGTGGCCGCATTATGTCGCATGCAGGTAACAGAATTACCGTTGATGCGGTTGATTCATCCCTGATATCAGACGGCGACACCATGTCAATCATGGGTAGCAACGGGAAGTTCGTTAAATACGAGATTGGCAGCATTTCCGGCAACGTGGTGACGCTGAAAACGACTCCAGCATGGGTTCGTGACGGTACTGTATTTGCCATCTCTACCAGTAACGTTTCTACCAGACTATTCCGCATCCTTAGCATTTCAGAGACCGATAACAACTCGGTCTACAGCATCACTGCTTCACAACATGACCCGAACAAACAGGCCATTGTTGATGAAGGTGCCGTGTTTGAAGTTCCCAACGATACAATGAACGGGTATCGAGTGCCGAACGTAGAGAACCTGCGCATCATCAACCCCAACTCTGAGACTGTTCAGGTTACTGCTACATGGGAGACAGCGCACCACCAAAACATGATGTCGACTGATACGTGTACAACGATGAAGGCAAGGTTGTTGCTCAGCATGAAACAGACCAGTTCCGCTACGATTTCTACGGGCTGGAAGCAGGGAGTTACACTCTCGGCGTGCACGGTCGCAACGAAAACGGAATGAAAGGGGCGGAGACGCAGGTAAACATGGTTATTGGTGCGCCGCCAGCGCCCTCCGGCGTTGTCTGGACTCCCGGCCTGTTCTCTGCTGACCTTGTGCCTGTCATGCGCATTACGGCAACGACAGACACATCGTTTGAGTTCTGGTACTCCGGGCAGAACCAGATTGTCAATCCTGACGATATTGAAGGCCAGACTCAGTTCCTTGGGCGCTCTAACCAGTGGACGCTTCATGGTCTACAGGCTGATAAGACGTATTACGTTTATGTCCGCACCAAAAATGCTTTCGGGGTATCGGAGTTCGTTGAGGCATCAGGTCAGGCGTCATCAGACATTCCTGGAATGATAGAACTCATTGATGAGCAGATCCGCGAATCAGATGCGTTTAAAAATGTTCAGCAGGGTGTCAACACCAACCTGGACGGTATCATGTCGAACGCGCTGGCGAACCACGGCACTGTTGAGCACCAGTATCAGCAGTACGGTGAGGTACGTGCCGATATCCTGGTCGTGAAAACCACGGTGGCGACTGCCGAAAAGGGGCTTGCTGACCTGTCCACATATGTTCAGGCGCAGATTGGCCCTGAAGGTAGCCTTACATCAGCCGTTAACCAGAAGATGACAGCTGAGGTAAATAGTGATGGGACTGCAAAAGCCTCTTACACACTTAATATGGGGATTGTCAGGAACGGTGTGAAATATAACACCGGATTCGGCATGTCTATCGAGCCATCGGGGAATAGCTATAAATCTACAGTTGTATTTGCCGCAGATCAGTTCGGCATTTATTCCGGAAGTGATCCTGGAAACTATACCGCTGCGTTTTTCGTCTATAACGGACAGGTATTTATCCGTGATGCGTTAATTCAGGATGGCAGCATTAGCAATGCCAAAATTGGTAATTACATCCAGTCGAATAACTTCGTTGCGGGTTCAACTGGCTGGCGCATTGATAAAAATGGAAATGCTGAATTGCATGGCAAACTTTACGCTGACAGTGGCCAGTTTGCCTTTAACGGTGAAAACAACACGGTTGTTATAAATGGCAATCAGGATGGCAGCATAGCAATGCCAAAATTGGTAATTACATCCAGTCGAATAACTTCGTTGCGGGTTCAACTGGCTGGCGCATTGATAAAAATGGAAATGCTGAATTGCATGG